AAACCCTCTGCCAGTTCACAGGACTTTACGACAAGAACGATAAGAGAATTTGGGAAAATGATATTGTAAATACTGATTCAAATGTACGTGCGCAAATTAAATTTGGACTGTATTCTAACAGCTTTTCGACATGGAAACGCAATCAAGGGTTTTACATGGACTTCATGAACAAAGAGTGTTATCGTCCAGATTTAGGATACTGGGCAAAAAAAACAGTCGTTATTGGAAATATTTTCGACAATAAAGAATTATTGCAGGAGGAACACAAATGAGCAGTGCAAATTCAATATTCGGAACAAAAGCGTATGTATGCGCAAGATATTTTCTTAGACCGGGCAAGTGTTTCAAATACATCGACCAGCGCGGTGAGGATGCCACAGAACACGTCTACGAGGTCATGGCATTATATCCGTACTGCGTCCTGTTAAGAGATACCAGAAACGGGGTCAGGACTTGCCCGGGGTACAATACTTTAAGTCTGATGCTGAGAGGAAGTGAAACGTATGAGTAAATCAGTATTAGTGATAGATACACCAGAGAATTGCTATGATTGCCCGCTCGGAACTGCATACTGCGGCGAACTTGAATATGAGGGTTTGTGTGAATTAGCTGACTGTTTAGACTACGATGAAATTCTGATAACAGAAGAACATTATGATTGTGAAAGTAAATCAAAACCTGATTGGTGTCCATTGAAGCCATTGCCGGAGAAAAGCGCTACCGAGAATGATATGACGGATTATCAGTGCGGGATGGTCGATGGACGAAACCAGTGCATTGATGAGATTACAGGAGGGAATTATGATGATTAATTTAACAGGAAAAAGCGTGTTTGTAAAGACGCAGGAAGAATATTTAAGTGTTCTGAAAATGGCAAAGCTTCAGGGATTTACATGGGGAGCAGAAAACAATTTAAAACCTATAAAAATTGTATTTCCAAATTTGCTAAAATTCTATAATAACAAGATTACAATTTACTGCAACAAAGAAACTATAAAAGAAGCATCCAAAATCATTGAAGATGAAGAAAAAATCAAGGACGCAGTAAGCCTTGTCAGATCATTTGCTAAATACCCAGACAGAACAGCATTGACGGATACATTCATTGAATCGTTGAAGTTACTTGCAGATACTGTAGAAAGCAAGATGGAAGAGGCGAAGTAGATGGAGAGATTAACAGAAAGAGAAAGAAATGTTGATGGTACAGGAGTTGCAAAAGAAGAAATTACGGATGGATTATTAAAACCGTTTGCGGATAAAATTCTTACGAAACTTGCTGTTTATGAAGACTTAGAAGAACAGGGATTGCTTGTGAGATTGCCGTGTAAGGTTGGAACAGAAGTATATTACATCTTAGGTATTCCAAATAAGACACCATGTACAATCGACAAGTGCGTATTTGAGTTGTCGGATATAGATAAAATCGGTGAATCATTATTTCTCACCCGTGAAGAAGCTGAAAAGAGGTTGAAGGAGATGCGCAATGAATGACTTCAGAGAAAAAACTGTCGCACTTTTAAATAAAAATAATATGACGCAAAAAGAGCTCGCTAACAGAGTTGGTATCACAGAAGCATCCATGTCACGATATATCCGTGGAAACAGGACTCCTAAAGGAACAGTCATTTCAAATATTGCAAATGTGCTGCACACAACAACCGACTATCTTTTAGGATCAGAAGCAAAAGGAAATGAGTCATACTGTATGAACCAGAACATTATCTTAAAAAGTATCGTCTATTACGGAAAAGAAATTCAGTTAACTGTCTGCATGGAAGAATGCGCGGAGCTGATACAGGCGATCAGCAAAGCAAAGCGAGGAAAGCTTGATGAAGACAATATGACGGAAGAAATCGCAGACGTACTGATCTGTATTGAGATGTTGAAACAGATTTACAATATTCCAGATTGTTCAATTGAAAATTGGATTGAACGAAAACAGGAAAGAATGCTGAGAAGAATGGAGGTATAAAAAATGTCAGACAAGCTTACACCAGACATAACGCCAAACCTTGCTATATCAGCATACCACGTACTACAGCAATATTGCACTGGACAGCCAGCGGATTGCAAAGGTTGTGGATTCTACGAACGCTGTCCAGAATGTTTTCAAGGCATACCATGTGACTGGAGCTTAAATGAAGAGAGTGAAATAAATGAAGTTAAGAAAGGCAACACTGATTGATTACGGAGTGCCGCCGGATGATATACCGACATTACAAAGCCACTTGCGGAATCTTAGTGAGAGCGACAAATACAATCTATTGCAGGTATCTATCAAATATGCACCCGGCATTGAATCGCAAATCTATGACAGTATTGTGAACAGTATCGGCTATCGAACAATGGAAAAGATCAGAACGGTTCCTGCAACGGAGAATGACTTCTATGGCTACAAGCGCAAGGTCATGGCGGAATACTATCATCTGGCCAAATTGATTGGCAGACTTTAAAAAAACTTAAAAATTTATAAAAGTGGTAGAGAGCTAAATCTCCCCAGTGTGGTATTATATTTGTATATAACTGCTATACTGGGGACTTTTTTGAATTCAGAAAGGATATGATTGGATGTTGATAGGATGGCAAATGAGAAAAATTTAATACCGAATTCTGAACGAACTCCGAGTGAACTCCGAGAAATAACAAAAAAAGGCGGTATTAAGTCGGGAGAAGTACGCCGTCAAAAAAAGACCCTTTCTGAATTAGCAAAAATGATAGCTGAGAACCCTGCCCCAACCACTGCGAAAAAGAAACTCACAAAGATGGGAATATCTGATGAGGATGCAAACAACAATGCCTGCATTGTAGCTGCCGTATACGATAAAGCTATTAAAGGAAATATGCAGGCAGTGGACAAATGGGAACAGTTGGTAGCTGTATCAAAATCAGACGAAAACAAATACGAGCTTCCGGCCAGAGTACTTGGCAAGGCATTCGTGGACATTAACCGGCAAATCAAGCCTAATATCGAATATGTATTCGAGGGTGGTCGAGGTGGCCTGAAATCTTCATTCGTAGCTTTTAAGATTGTTGAGCTTATCAAGAATAATCCTCAGATGCACGCCTGCATTACAAGACAGGTGGCCGGTACTCTGAAAGATTCTGTATATGCTAACATGAAATGGGCTATCAATGAACTGGGACTGATGGAAGAATTTGAATGCAAGGTGTCGCCGCTTGAGATCAAGTATATTAAGACAGGACAGACAATATACTTCCGTGGTCTGGACGATGAAACTAAGCTAAAATCCATTAAGCCAGAGTTTGGCTACATCGGAATTCTCTGGAAAGAGGAAAAAGATCAAATGAAGGGAGATGCACAGGAACGTTCTGTTAATCAGTCAGTGCTTCGTGGTGGCGATAAATCCTATGATTTTTCATCATATAATCCACCAAAATCAAAATCGAACTGGGTAAACAGGATTAAACTGGTACCTAACCCGAAAAGAGTTATTCATCATTCGAGCTATCTGGAAGCCCCGGCGGAGTGGCTCGGACAGAAGTTTATTGACGATGCAGCACATCTGAAAGAAATCAATCCAGAAGCCTATGAGCATGAATACCTGGGCGTCCCAAATGGTGACGGCGGGAACGTATTTGAATATCTGGAGATTAGAGATATTACAGATGAAGAGATCAGCCGCATGGATAAAATATTTCAGGGGTGTGACTGGGGATTTTTCCCTGACCCGTATGCTTTTATACGTTTGTATTACAATCATAACACTGAAAAGATATATCTCATTGATGAAATTTACGAAAATAAATGGAGTAATAGGAAATCAGCAGACGAGATTCTAAAAAGAAAATACGATGATTATACTATTACTTGCGATTCTGCTGAACCTAAATCAATCAATGATTATAGAGACTTTGGGATTCCAGCAAGAGGTGCGATAAAAGGTCCTGGAAGTGTTGAATATTCTATGAAATGGCTTCAGACAAGGACTATCGTTATTGACCCCAAAAGAACGCCTAATGCTTATAAAGAGTTTTCGGAATACGAATACGAAAGAGATAAAGACGGAAACGTTATAAGCGGATATCCTGATGAAAACAACCATTTAGTCGATGCCTGTAGGTATGCAACAGAATCACTGTGGAAAAGGAGGGGGAATAATGCCTGACATCCAGTATTTAGAAGACGGGAATGTAGCGTATTTTAATGGAATGCGTTATAGAAAAGATAAAAAGACGGGATACTTTTTGCACACGGTATCTGGTGGGCGAACAGGTTCACGTCTGCATAGAGATGTGTATGAATATTACAATGGGGAAATTCCAAAAGGTTATAACATTCACCATATTGACCATAATAAAATGAATAATGAAATTGATAATCTGTTGTGCATGGAAGCTAAAAAACACGCTATATTGCATGGAAAAGAACTGACAGAAGAACAAAGAGAATGGAAAAGAAGAAATGTCATAGAAAAAGCAGTCCCTAAAGCTATAGAATATCAAAAGTCAGAAAGAGCAAGAGAGTTTCATAAAAAACATTATCAAAATATGAAAGAAAAGTTATATGTCAAGAAAGAGTTTGAATGTGAATATTGCAATAAAACCTTTATCGCAATAAACAATGGGCAAAATAAATTCTGCTCAAATAAATGCAAATCAGCATGGAGAAGACAACAGGGACTTGATAATGTAGAGCGTATATGTAAGAAATGTGGCAAGAAATTTATTTCAAACAAATATAAGAAAGCCAAGTTTTGCAGTATAAAATGCTCAAATTCATACAGGGCCGGTATAACAGCAGGTGACTAAATGGGACTTATAACAACACTAAAAAGGTGGTTTAACATGATATTCAAAAAACAAGCCGAAGAGGACTTCAACATCCAGGCAGCAGAATTTCCAGAGATGGAATCACTGATTAACCGGTGTGCGAACATTTACAGAGGTGTGCCGGAATGGTTAGATGATAAGAATAATATCAAGACGATCAATTTTGCGAAGTCCGTCTGCTCAGAGACAGCACGGCTCGCAACACTGGCGATCGGTATCCAGATAGATGGTTCCGCAAGGGCTGCGTGGCTACAGGAACAGATTGATAAAGTATATTTCCAGATACGCCACTGGGTAGAATATAGTTGCGCCTATGGAACAGTATTCATTAAGCCGAACGGTGAGAACCTTGATGTATTTACTCCGGCAGATGTGATGATTGTAGATTATGATAATCAGGAAATAAAGGGGATTATATTCAAGGATTCTTATACTGTTGGACGGAAATACTACACACGGCTTGAATATCATAGATTTGCTGAAACCACAATAGATGGAGTAACAACTTATCCGTACTACGTTTCTAACAGAGCCTACGTATCAAAATCTCCTCAGAGCATCGGAGATAAGATTGACCTCAAACAGACCAAATGGGCTGACCTAATGGAAGATACACCGCCGATTCTCAAAGCGAACGGTGAGAAGCTGGATGGGCCTCTATACGGAGTTCTACGGACACCACAGGCGAACAACGTGGATATCAGCACACCACTTGGACTTCCGATATTTGCCGAAGCTATCGAGGAGCTGAAAGACCTCGACATTGCATACAGCCGTAATGCCGGAGAGATTTTTGATTCTCAGAAAATTGTTCTGGCAGATGATAGACTACTGATGCCAAGCGGTACACCTGTAGCAGCTATGTCTCCACAGGGTATGGCGAACAGGCGAAAAGAAATGAATTTGCCACATTTTGTCAAGAATGTATTCGGACAGGACGAAAAAGAATTCTATCAGGAAATCAACCCGCAGCTCAACACGGATACCCGTATAAGCGGCATAAACGCACTTTTAAGCCAGTTAGGATATAAGATTGGATTCTCTAACGGGTACTTTGTTTTTAACGAATCTAGCGGCATTCAGACAGCTACAGGAGTAGAAGCAGAACAGCAGAGAACAGTGCAGTTTATCAAAGACGTTCGGGATAAATTGGAATCCTGTCTGGACGAAGTAATCTACGCATTGAACGTTTATGCTGACCTGTACGGACTTGCACCAGTCGGAGCTTATGAAGTCAATTATGATTTCGGAGACATCCTGTATGTGCGTGAAAACGACCGTGCGAGATGGTGGCAGTATGTGATCACTGGCAAGGTTCCGGCATGGTTGTATTTCGTGAAGTTTGAAGGAATGACTGAGGAAGAAGCGAAAGCAATGGTCAAAGAAGCTCAGCCAGACGAGCCAACATTGTTCGGAGAGGAGTAAATAGATCATGAATAACATTACAACGGCAATTTTTGATACCGGAACAAAATATACCAACGTCGTGGGTCTGTGGCAGTATGACTACGGGCAAATCCTTCGAATTGCCGGGCTAAACATGCCGAAAACCGTAGAAATACATTTCTCGCTGAACGAAACCCACGGAAGTTCAGTGACACGTATCGGAATTACGAAAGATAGAATAACTGACGTTTCCATACCAGATTCCATGCTGGAGAATGAAAACGCTAAACAGAATTATAATGTCTACGCATTCATCTTTTTAACAGATGAAAATTCCGGAAATACCGAGTACCGCATCAAAATTCCGGTCAAAGCACGCCCAAGGCCAGAAGCTGTCGGCGGTACTGGAGAGACAACATTGGAAAACATCATGTCGGCGATTAATCAGATTGCAGACGAAAAGGCGGACGCCCTGGATTATAAGAATAATGTCCTCAGGCTGCTGTCCGGGGAAACAGAATTGTCCAGAGTAATCATCAGAGGCGGTTCTGGCGGCGGAGCAGACGCAAGAGAAATCGAACTGCGGAAATCAGCAACAGCAATCCAATGGCGCTATACAGGAGACGAAACGTGGAATGATCTTGTCACCCTGGCAGAGATTACAGGAGCGCAAGGTGAACAGGGTATCCCAGGTCCTAAGGGCGAGCCTGGAGCGACAGGTGCTCAGGGAATTCAGGGAATCCAAGGACCAGCGGGTCCGGCTGGCCCACAGGGCGAACCGGGTCCTAAAGGCGAACAGGGTGTGAAAGGTGAACAGGGAATTCAAGGGTTACAAGGCCCCACCGGACCTCAAGGCGAACCCGGTATACAAGGCGAGAAGGGAGAAGCCGGCGCTCAGGGCGAACAGGGTCCAGCGGGCGAACCCGGCAAAGACGGTCGCGGAATCACATCTGTAACGATTAAAACAGACGGACATTTGCAGATTGACTACAGCGACGGCACAGAGGTTGACGTCGGAAAGGTAACCGGAAATGACGGTCTGGACGGCACGTCTGGTGTACCCGTGAGGGTCGAAAAGACAGCATCTGACACCACCGTAGAGTTAGAGTCTAACAAGCTCTATGTGTTCCCAGAGATGGCAAGTCTCACATACACCCTTGCTGCGCCTGCGGACACCAGTGTAGCGAACGAATATCATTTCGTATTTCGTTCAGGTGCTACAGCAACAGAACTTGTGCATCCTGCAAATGTATCAGTTCCCGACGGATTTGCTGTCGACAAAAATAAAGTGTACGAAATCAGCATCCTTGAAGGGTGCATGGCGTACCAGAGTTGGGCGGTGTCACTATGAGTCGTAGAAGAACAATGCTTACAAGTGCGGTCACGGAAAAAGATGATAATTTAATAGATTTAAACGCCTACAGTGAATCAGCTAATACGTATGTACAAGATATCACTGTTGATAGTACAAAAACATATTACGCGTATGATATTAGTTATATCGTCTGCTACAGCAAGTGGGGTGCTAATCTTGGACTGGCAACAATAGCAAGTGACGGAGCAGTCACATTAAAACCAGATACCATCAAGGCAAAAGTAAATATCGTGAAAAATAAAAACCCATACTTCGGATTAACGAGGAGGTGATGGAATGTATGCAAAATTACAAAACGGAATATTACGCAGTGCGCCGAAAACAGTGACATGGAACGGATGTACGGTAAATAATCCATCTGCTGATAAGCTGGTAGAGTTAGGTTATAAACCTGTGGTCTACACAGACATGCCAATAGATGTAGAAACTGGAAAACACTACGAATCCAGTTGGACGGAATCTGATACTGAGATTATCCAGACATGGACACTTGTGGATGATCCAGTGTACTCTGAGCCTGAACCTACGCCAGAAGAACGACTGGACAAGGTAGAGAAGCGCACAGACACACTTGAAACAACAACAGACGACATCGTTTTAATGATGGCAGATTTGATAGGAGGAAATGAATAATGAAAACATTAAACGCATTAAAATTAAAGATTATGGTAAGAGCATTCAGAATTCGCATTAAGAACGGAGAAATATTTGAGGACATTGCAGCGGATTATCCGGCACTGACGACAGATGATCTGGAAGCGATTCGAGAAGCATTGAATTTAGAATAATTCACTAAAGAGGGCTTTAGTCAACCAATAAAAATAAAAACATGTACCACGACTTTTGACGAAAGAGGTGATATACTATACTTAGTCCAGAATATTTACGAAGAATTACAGAGGGCAGTGAACAAATAGCAGAAGAACTGCATCAGTATATCATCTCTGAGATCGTGTCTCGGATGATGGCAAGAATTGGCAGGGGTGAGGACTACATTCTGACCAATGCTGATGCGTGGAGAATTAGAACACTACAGGAATCCGGTGAACTGTTAGAGGACATTCTGGCAGAATTATCCAAATACACCAAGCGCGAACGACAGGAACTTCTTGAAGCGTTCGAAGATGCCGGAATCACCGCGATGAACTATGATGATAAGGTATACAAGGCGGCAGGATTAAGCCCTGTACCGCTTGAACAGTCTCCGGCTATGATAAGACTTATGGAACGAAATATGAATCACTGTTTAGGAGATTGGAAGAACTTCACCAGAACAACCGCAAGTGTCGCTCAGAGGCTCTATATCGAGCAATGCGACCTTGCATATAATCATGTAATGACTGGGGCAGTCGGATATACGCAAGCCATCAAAGAGGCAGTTAATAACGTTGTATCAGATGGTGTATATGTTGAGTACATAAACAAAGAGACAGGAAAGAAAAGACGCGATACAATCGAAACAGCAGTAGCACGTTCTGTCAGAACCGGTGTGGCACAGGCCACAGGTGATATATCATTAAAGCGCATGGAAGAAATGGACTGGGATTTGATTCTAGTCAGTGCGCACATAGGAGCTAGAACGGGTGATGGCGGTGAGAATCCGGGAAATCACTCATGGTGGCAAGGCAAGATATATTCTCGTTCTGGCAAGAGCAAGAAATTTCCGCCGTTCTCATTGACCGGATACGGGACAGCAAGCGGGCTGTCAGGGGTCAACTGTCGGCATAGCTTCGGGGCAAGTGACGGAGAATTTAATCCCTATGCAGAATTATCGGCACAGGATAAAGCTGACAAAGGTAAACAGTACGAAAAGGAACAGCGGCAACGTACTTATGAGCGAAGAATCCGCAAAACGAAGAGAGAGGTTCTTGGACTGCAAGCAGGAGTTGACAATGCACCGAATGAAAAGGCAAAATTCGCTCTCCAGCAAGACCTTGACCGGAAGTCTTATCTTTTACAGAAACAAAATGCTGCATATAAAGATTATTGCAAGCAGAACGACCTAAGAGAACTGCAAGACCGGCTTATGATCGCTAAGTGGAACCGCCAGAACGCCGCAAAAGCCAGAGGAGCGGCGAAACGGTATAAAACAGCAAAGGGGATTGACTGATGGACAGATGGGAATATTACAATCCGAATCCTGTTAAGGGTAAGAGAACAGGAGATTGCGTTGTCCGGGCAATATGTAAAGCAACTGGCTTCGACTGGGAAACAGTATTCGCCGGATTAATGATACAGGCATGTACTCTGTCAGATATGCCGAGCGCAAATTATGTCTGGGGAGCGTACCTCTATAAGCATGGATACAGGCGAAAACTGATTGAGCAGTCGGAGCGATATATTTATACAGTCAATGACTTTTGTGCAGATCATCCAACAGGCACATACATTCTCTGCATAGATGGCCATGTGGTGACAGTACAAGAGGGCAAATATTTCGATACATGGGATTCCGGTAATGAGATTCCAGTATATTACTGGGAAAAGGAGAATAAATGAGTATATCAGAATTTGTACAGATTTTCCTCTCTATCTGCGGAGGGGTGTCTATTGTCGGAGGAGCGGCGGCCGTAATCTTTAAATGGATTACACCGGCATTCAGACTTAATAAGCGAGTAGAGGCACTGGAAGAGCATGATAGACGAGATTATGAAAGTCTTCGGAGAATCGCAGAACGAGATTCATTGATTCTGGAAGTGTTGTCGACCATGTTGGACAGTCAGATCAGCGGGAACAACGTCGAAGAATTAAAAAAAACAAAGCAGAAGCTCACAAATTATCTTGCACAGAATCAGCGTTAGCATTAGTAAGGGGTATGCTCATGAAATTATATGTGTTCACAAAGAAAGATATAGACAGATTCTTGACAGAGTGTAATTTTACACCGGACGAAGAAAGACTGTTCCGGCTGAGATGTAAGGAATATACGCTCGAATACTGCGCTGAACAGATGAATGTGAGTATATCCACGGCGAAACGGTTAAGCCGGAGGGTGAATAATAAAATAATTAAAGTGTGTTAAAAATATGGAGAGGATATTTCTACCCTCTCCTTTTTTATTTCTCACAATCTTCCAAGACAGCTCGCTCTAACAGCTGTCTCACATAATCCGGACATTTGCTTTTTCCGGATTCCCAGTTTTCGAGCGTTCTAACCGGTATGTTGTACCTCCTTGAGAATTCTGCTCGGGATATCTTTAAGTGTTCACGCATTTCCATAGTGGACATATTTTCTTTTTGCTTCAGATCATCTTCCATAGATCCTTTTGTTTTGTAAGACATGAATCCTACCGCGGATGGGAAAATACGGGTATAACTGGTTTTGCCTTCGTCGATCCATGTAATGCTGACATACACCTTTGCACATAAATATGGCCATTCCGGACTTAATATAGTACCGTCCGCATATACACAAACATCACATTCTTCAGCAATAGAATTATCATATATGATACGATCGACTTCTTCTTTAAAGAATTTCGCACGGCAATAGGCCACGATATCGTCTAACTGGTATCCGTCGCATTCAGGTATAAAACTTTTGATCTGTTTTCGCTTGATCTCCCATAGATTCGTGCTATAATCTTTATCCATTTTAACGAGGCTGTCGACAAACCCACCGACAGGAGAGGGATTTAAGATTTTGTAAGCTACATCAAGTTCGGCTTCAGATTTTCCACAGCCTTTCTTGAAATCATGCATTAATTCATCCATCATGGATTCAAATTCAGATTGATTATATCTATACATACATTTCGTCCTCATTTCTATCAATGCTCTTTGACATATTTATGTATACGCTCATATAAATTCATTTCATTTCGGTTCGCCATTAATTCGCTTAAATCGTTTGAATCATAATTTGTAGAATATACGGCATAACTGCGATTTTCGATAAACCATGAAGCTTCTTTGATGTTGCTAAGAATCTCCATATCTTTAGCTCTTTTTTCTGCACGAGCAGGTCTGTCTTCGGCTTCGTATTTTCTAACGAGAGCAGATAAATATGAAATCATGTTTTTTCTTATATCTTCAGCCCATGCAATCTGTTTTGGACTTCCGACGAGTTCAACTAATTTTTGTTCCATTGTTTTCGCTTCCTCCCATGCTTTCTTAAGACCGGAGGATATAGTTAATGCTGACTTTTTAACCAGTTCCCATGCTCTTTTCATAATGTTTGATAAGTTATATTTTTTCATTTTGTTTTCCTCCGTTCCTTTGATGATTATATAATACCACCAATTTGGTGGTGTGTCAATACTTTTTCGATACTTTTTTGAACTTTTTAGATTGATACATCTATGCAAAAATATAATCAGAAAGGCGGTGCATAAGATGGCATTATATAACAATCCTTATCAATATAGTTTTGGTGTTCCGGGGCAAATGAATCAGTTCCAGCAACAACCTGTCCAGATGTCAGCTCAACCAGTACAGCAACCCCAACAGAATAACAATGGCATCCTGTGGGTATCTGGCGAAGTCGGTGCAAAATCCTATCTGGTAGCACCTGGAACAAGTGTTTTGCTGATGGATTCAGAGAGCGAAAAATTCTACATAAAATCTACAGACGTTTCCGGTATGCCACAGCCATTACGGACGTTTGAATACCACGAGGTAGGCACTCAGATGCCGCCTAAACAGCCTGTTCAGAACATGGACAGTAAATATGTCACCAGACAGGAATATGACGATTTAAAGGGCAAATACGAAGCTATCATAAACCGATTAAATTCTTTTTCTGAACCTGTTAGGGCTAATGCCGTGCAGGAATCAGCAGTCAAGGGGGGAAACGCAGATGAGTAATCCATTATTCAATGCCCTCGGTGGTGGGATGCAACAGGGCAACGGACCAATGCAGATGATACAGCAGTTTATGCAGTTTAAGCAAAATTTTAAAGGAGACCCGAAGGAAGAAGTCCAAAAGATGTTACAGTCTGGGAAGATTTCCCAACAGCAACTTAATCAGGTTCAGCAGATGGCAGGACAATTCCAACACATGTTAAAAGGAATAAAATAGTACATTACAATCTGGCCAGATTGATGTAAATACACAATAAAGGAGATTATAACTATGGATGGAAATTTAACAGCATCAGACGTTGCTCTTTTGACCGGGAACAACAGGAATGATGGAATGTTTGGTGGAGACGGTGCATGGTGGCTTATCGTGCTTTTCTTATTCGCATTCTGCGGATGGGGAAACAACGGCTGGGGCAATAATGGCAACGGCGGCGGATATGCAGCCACAGCAGCTACTCAGGCAGATATTCAGAGAGGATTTGACAATTCCGCAGTAATCAGCAAACTTGACGGAATCAATAGCGGCCTGTGTGATGGATTCTATGCCATGAATAACGGTATGCTTACCGGTTTTAACGGAATCAACGCCAACATCATGCAGACTGGCTTCGGAATCCAGCAGGCAATTAATGCTGATACTGTAGCAAATATGCAGAACACCAACGCTTTACAGGCTCAGCTTGCGAACTGCTGTTGTGAAACCAGAGAAGCAATTCAGGGCGTAAATTACAATATGGCACAGAACACCTGTGCATTGCAGAACACCATGAACAGCAATACAAGAGACATTATTGACAGCCAGAACGCTGGAACAAGAGCCATTCTTGATTATCTTTGCAATGAAAAGATTTCTTCTCTTCAGGCTGAAAATAATGACCTCAGACGCGCTGCTTCTCAGGATCGCCAGAGTGCATTACTCACAACTGCAATGGCTTCACAGACACAGCAGCTCATTAATGCAATTAATCCGGCACCGATTCCGGCATATCAGGTTCCTAACCCGAACACATTTTACGGATGCGGATGTAACACTGGATGTAATTGCTAACAACTTTATATCGAGAGTATCTTTCGATTGATTTCGGATGTCGGCTTATGCCGTATTACACAGAGGGGCAGGCTGAAACCTGTCCTTTTGTGATACGAAAGGGGTAAAAATTATGGCAGAATTTACAAGTGTAGCTGCTCAGACTGTAGCAGCAAATGGAAACGTAGTATTTTCAAATACAGCAGTTAAGGGTTCTAACTGCATTCAGCACAGAGAGGGAAGCGGAATCATCGCTCTGAGGGGACTAACTAACCAGTGCAAAGCGAGATTCTTTGTGGATTTCTCCGGCAACATTGCAATTCCCACAGGTGGTACTGTCGGGGCTATCTCTCTGGCTATTGCAATTTCTGGTGAGCCGGTTCTTTCTTCACAGATGATTTCCACGCCGGCGGCAGTAGATCAGTACAATAATGTGTCCACAGGTATCTATATTGACGTTCCTTGTGGATGTTGCGTTAATATCGCAGTAGAGAACACAAGCGATCAGGCTATTTCTGTTGCGAACGCAAATATTGTCGTGACTAGAGAAGCGTAGGAGGTGCGATTATGAGAGATATTAAAGACTTATGCGCAAGAATCGAAGATGAACTTTCCAAAATTGCTGATAATGGACTGACCACCGGAAATCTGGAAATGACATACAAACTGATTGATATGTATAAAGATATAAAAAACACTCAGTACTGGGATAAGAAAGTGGAGTATTACAACGCTGTCCTTGACGAGATGCGCGGTGGATACAATGACGATTACAGCGAACGTGGAAGAAAGCGCGACAGCATGGGGAGATACAGTTCAAATGACGGCAGAATGATGCCGGATTACGACCGGGGCAGTTCTTATGCCAGACGTGGTGAACATTATGTCAGAGGACATTACAGCCGTTCTGACGGACGAGATGCCTACGATGACTATATGACGCAGAAACAGAGCTATCGTTCCGGTAAATCTGAGGACTGCAAAAGGAAGATGCTTGCCGCATTGGAAGAACATCTGGACGAACTCACAACAGAAATGAGCGATATGTCCAAGGACGCAGAGTGCCGGGAAGAACGCGACCTTGTCAAGAGATACGTGGAAAAACTCCGTGATATGCTCTAAAAATGCAAAAGTGGTAGAGAGGTAGTTGAAAGAAATCTGTTATAATGTAATTGTGCAGCAGGAAGCACAAATAAAACGGTTGTTTTTGACATTTTCGTTTTAATCCTCCTTTCTTTAATTTTTGTAGCTGGTGCGCACGCTTTAATGGAAAGTTAAACAGGTCCGAATCCTGTCGTGCGTATTTGTCATCTGGCACGCAAGATGGCTCACCTCCTTGATTAAGGTTTTTGTTATTCATACTTTTCTTTTAAAAAAAGAAATAAATATCCGAAACAACTCGTGGCAGGCATGACACGTTAAACACCTTGCTAACCCGGGAATCCGGGTTATGTGGAATGTACGCTAGTGGAAAACTGACAGAGTCGCGCTCTGGTCTCCGGTTCGATTCCGGGCGTTCCGCTTTAATCCGCTTAGAGTTAAGCTGTTTGTATACAGGCGGTCTATGTCTCAGGTGGATTTACGCTATAGCGAAAAGGTGAAACTCAACTCAGTTTTTTAGCTGTCCGTTACAGGCGGTATGGAATGTAGCTCAGTGGTAGAGCAGTGGTCTTACAAACTATGTGCAACAGGTTCGATTCCTGCCTTTCCGATTACCTTGCCAGTGGTCTAACTGGCTTAATCCATTTACCTGCGGCGGCAGGTCAATAAACACGACCAGGAGGATGTTATGCAGAAACTTATTGACACTTTAAAATCATTTGGAATCGAAATCCCGGAGGATAAACAGGCAGATGTAAAGAAAGCACTTTCTGAGAATTACAAGAACGCAAAGGAAGTAGCGAAAACTCTGTCAAAAGTTGAGGGAGAACGAGATAACTGGAAAGAACGTGCTGAGACAGCAGAAGAAATCTTAAAAGGTTTTGACGGTATCGACCCGGCAAACATTCAGACAGAACTTGCTGGATGGAAGAAAAAAGCGGAGGACGCAGAGAAAGAATTCAATGCAAAAATCTACGACCGTGATTTCTCGGATGCTCTGAAAGCGGCACTCGATGATGTTAAGTTTTCCAGTGAAGCGGCAAAGAAGTCTGTTATGGCAGACATTAAAGAGGCAGGTCTTAAGCTGAAAGACGGTAAGATCCTTGGGCTGAATGATTTGATTGAACAGATGAAACAGTCTGACGCATCCGCTTTTGTGGATGAATCTCAGCAGCAGGCTCAGCAGAATCAGGCAAGATTTACCACTCACGTTGGACAGCAGCAGACACCGGGGAGTATGACAAAGAAAGATATCGAAGCGATCAAAGACCCGTCCGAGAGACAGGCCGCAATCGCTCAGAATATCCAGTTATTCCAGTGATTTTTTTACACCGACTATACGACAGAGTATAGCCGCTAACCCAATCCTTAATATTTATGGGTAGAAAGGATTTTTTATGGCAGCAAAAGCTAATCTTATTATGACAAATGATATTCAGGTCACAGCACGTGAGATTGACTTTGTAACCAGATTCGAAAGAAACTGGGAGCACTTGCGTGAGATTCTTGGTATCATGCGTCCAATCAAAAAGACACCCGGAGCGGTTCTTAAATCAAAATACGCAGAAGGCACATTGCAGGACGGAAATGTTAAAGAGGGCGAAGAAATCCCTTACAGCAAATTCACTGTAAAAGAAAAGCCTTATGCAGAAATGAGCATTGAGAAGTACGCAAAGGCTGTATCTATCGAAGCAATCAAGGATCACGGTTATGAGAACGCTGTTCAGATGACCGATGACGAATTTCTTTTCCAGCTTCAGACCAATGTTACCGAAAGATTTTACGACTATCTAAAAACAGGTACCCTCACATTCACAGAAACTACTTTCCAGATGGCTCTGGCAATGGCTAAAGGCCGTGTTGAGAACAAATTCAAACAGATGCACAGAAATGTGACTGGCGTTGTTGGATTTGTAAATATTCTGGATGTGTATGAGTATATCGGTGCAGCTGAGATTTCTATTCAGAACCAGTTTGGATTCCAGTATATGAAAGATTTTATGGGATTCAATACCATCTTCCTGTTATCTGACAGCGAAATCCCGAGAGGACAGGTTATCGCTACCCCTGTTGAGAACATCGTACTTTACTATGTTGACCCGAACGAATCTGACTTCGCAAGAGCAGGTCTTGTGTATACCGTTTCCGGCGAGACAAACCTGATCGGATTCCATACGCAGGGCAACTACCACACAGCAGTGTCCGAAGCGTTTGCAATCATGGGACTTACACTCTTCGCAGAGTACATTGATGCTATTGCTGTCGGAACCATCAACACAACTCAGACGCTTGGAACTCTCACTGTAAACTCCGCAGCAGGAAGCAAAAGCGGAGATACTAAAGTGACCATTACTCCGGCAAAAGCAAGCGCAGGAAATGTGTACAAGTACAAAGTTGCATCTTCTGAGACAGCCGTAGACTACGGACAGAATGTGAAGAACTGGAGCGCATGGGATGGTGAATCCGACATCACGGCAACAACAGGGCAGGTAATCACAGTGGTTGAATGTGACAGTACCTATAAAGCACTGAGCGCAGGACACGCGACTGTAACAGCAAAATCATAAACGCAGGAGGTAACTGGCATGGCTTATGCAGATTATGAATTTTACACAACTTCATATTTCGGTTCAGTCGTGCCAGAAACCGACTTTCCACGACTGGCAGAAAAAGCCAGTGATTTTATAGACACGATGACATTTAACAGACTGGTGGACGGACTGCCGGTAAATGAACGCTCACAGAAACGTATTAAAAAGGCAGTCTGTTCATTGGCTGAATTAATGTATCAGATTGAACTTGCTGAGAAAAATGCTACCAATGCCGCTGTGAGCGGTACGTCAACTGCAATCGGGTCCGGTGGTAGCACTACAGGCATTGTAACATCTGTATCTTCTGGCAGTGAATCCATCTCTTACGCAACGCCTCAGCAGATTGGGGCAAGTGCAAAGGAATGGAGTGCGGTGTATGCCGCCGCCGGAGATGTACAGAAAACGAACGACTTGCTCTTAAAGACAGCTTTACCGCTTCTGATGGGAGTAAGGACGGATGATGGAATACCGATTCTTTATTCGGGGGTGTGAGCATGTATGCAGTAAATGAGGGAGATGAAGAGTGCTTTAAATGTAAGCACTTGGATTGTTCTGTTGGATGTGTTTATCCGCTTACTGGTGAACTTCCACCATGCGGAAGAAACGTTATCCTGACACAGGAAGAATTCAGAAAATTAAAGGAGGGCAAAAATGGGAAACGATGCTTTTTTAAGTTTATGCAAAAAGATTGTAGTTGATTATTTCAACTCACATGCGGATAAAACCGACAAGAAACAGATTACAGAAGATGATGTTTTCATTGTCTGGAGTTGTAAGACCTTACAGAACAATAAGGCTCTTGTAAGTACAACCGTATCTGATGGAATGTATTACGAAATTACTCACAATGGAGATAAGCAGGAAACCTATGTAGACGCTTATAAGAAATGGGAGAATTTCGTAGTTAAGTAGGAGGTTTCGTATTATGGACATTTCAACACTTGGCTCATGTATAGCAATCGTTATGATATGCTACATCGTAGGAATGGGCTGTAAAGCATCAAAAAGAATCTCTGATGAATGGATTCCGGTAATCATGGCGGTTATTGGCGGAATTCTCGGAGCGGTCGGAATGGGAGTTATCCCGGATTTCCCGGCATCGGATTATATCACAGCGGTTGCGGTCGGTATGTTTAATGGATTGTCGGCTACTGGTGTGAATCAGGTTATTAAGCAGACAGTGCAGAAAGAGTGATTAAGGAGAGGGTATCATGTATAGCAAAACTGTGACGATTTTTGATTATTATGAATCAGCCACGACAGGAGATGCGTACTGGTATCCTCATGTTTTATCCGGCGTTGACCTCATTACGGACAAGGGGGCAATCCTTAAAAAGTACGGGCCAGACGTAACTGACAACGCACAGTTACACGTTCGATACACTGTCCAGAACGGTGATATAACCATTACTGATAAAGACGGCAAGATTCTCCCATGGGTTCCAGTTAAAGAGTGGAAAAGGCAGATTAACAACGCTCTGGAAGACACTATTACATTCTCAGATGAATCATTCTTCTGGGAGGGTGAGTGGACTGGTGGAACGGTATCTGATGGTGATTATCGGAACGGATTCTATCAATACATGAACGAGAACAAGGATAACGTGTTTAAGATTACCAGTGTAGGCGGTCCGTATACACTGATTCCGCATTTTGAGATTCTGGGTAAGTAATATGAGTAAAATTCATCATTTCAAAGGGTTCTCCGTAGTTGATGGAGATATGAAAATCAAGTTAAATATGGATAGATTCTCCAGACAGTATCAGGAAGCCCAGTATCTCCTTGATGGAATGGTCATGGACAGTATGGTTCCGTTTATGCCAATGATTACCGGAAATTTTATCAATCGAACAAGAGTTGAGAGTACATCCTTACAAGGAACTGGGAAAGTATGTGCGGCGGCGGCTCCTTATGGACGTTTTCTGTATGAGGGAAAAGTAATGGTTGATGAGTTGACCGGAAGTCCATACGCAAGACGTGGAGCAAAGAAAGTTCTCGTCAGTCAGTTTTCTGGTCAGACAGCCGCAAAGGAGAATCTCGAATACACCAAACAGGCTCACCCACGGGCGCAGGCAAAGTGGTTTGATGCCGCTAAACGAAAATACGGTAGTACATGGCTTCGCAAAGTAAAAGCGCAGGCAGGAGGTGGCGGACATGGCGGATCAACCTATCGGAAAAGATGCAACTGGATATGAGATTCTGACAGATGCTATGAAAGCACTTCTGAACCAGTATCCGGGACTGTACGAAAATGAAACAATCAAATTCGAGGAACTTGGCAAAGAATCGGGAATTGCGTTCTCAGCAGATAACGGGGCGTTGGTCTATTCAGAAAAAGAAGATGTTTGCGGAACAATGCACCAGATTTGTCAGTACCCATTTTATGTGGTATACCGAACAGCATCCGACAAGGAAAGGCAGAAGCTATCTGTTCAGAAGTTCCTTGACAATCTCGGTAAATGGATATGCCGGGAACCAGTTGTCATAAACGGCTCTGAGACGCGTTTAAATGCGTTTCCTGAGCTTTCACAGGGGCGAGTGATAAAACGTATCACACGTGATAATTCTTATGGTTTAGAGCCACAGGAGAGTGGCGTGCAGGACTGGTTATTGCCATTGTCAGTGCGCTATGAAAACACATATGAAGTAATATAACGAGTAACAACCGGCTATCAATTAGAGATAGCCGCTAACCTACACAGCCTTTTAAAAGTTATAGGCAGAAAGGACATTTTTATGCCAGTTACAGGAAAAATTGACCGTAAATATATGGCTCATTATATTGATTCAGGTTCCCTCTGCGGAGGACTGACACCGAAATATGAGCGTCTTGGAAAAGATCTGGAAGAGTACAATATCGACCTCAATCCAGATACCGAAACATCTAAAAATATTCTTGGAGAATCCACATTTAAACACAATGGCTATGAAGCTTCTTCTGACGCTGATCCGTTCTATGCAGATACCACATCAGACCTGTTCGAAAAGCTTCAGCAGATTGTAGATGAACGCCTTAAAGATGATAATTTAAAAACAAGTGCAGTTGAAGTACATCTCTGGAAAGAAGCAACAGCCGGTAAATACGAAGCATACAAGCAGGATTGCCATGTTGTGCCGACATCCTACGGCGGTGATACATCCGGATATCAGATTCCGTTTACCGTGAACTACGTTGGAGAACGTGTCAAAGGAAAATTCGACATTACTTCAGGAACATTTGCAGCTGACAGCGAATAATTTTTAGGAGGGTATAAAAAATGGCAAAAACAATTAACACAAACATTGATGATGGATTTCTTCTTTTCACATTCACAAACAAACAGGGTGAAGTGTTCTCTTCATTTAAGCTGAACCCTACCGACATCAACATTGCGGCAAGAGCGGAAGAATTGGAAACTTTCTTTGAACAGGCTCAGGAATCTGTTAAAAATGTTTCTTCCAGCAAAGAAATGGCAGAGATTAATAAGCAGATTGAGGACAAAATCAATTATATGCTCGGATACGAAGAATCTAAGGATTTATTCAAAGAACCAATTACCGCAACAACTGTTTTTGGAAATGGTCAGGTGTTCGCCTATATCGTTCTGGACAAAATCAATGAAGCACTTACTCCGGAAATTGAAAAGAGAAAGAAAAAAATGCAGGAAGTGGTCAATAAATATACGGAGAAGTATACAAAATGACCGCCTATGAGTTACCCACCTCACTAAATATCAGTGGGGTGGATTTTTCTATCAGAACGGATTTTCGAGTAATTATTGATATTCTAGTCGCCATGAATGACCCAGAACTGGACGAGCAGGCAAAAGCAGTTGTTATGCTACAGATTCTGTTTGAGGACTGGCAAAGTATACCCCCAGAACACCTTACAGAAGCTTGTCAGAAAGCTTGTGAGTTTATTGACTGTGGTCAAGTTGACGATAGTCCAAACAAGCCTAAACCTCGCTTGATGGACTGGGAACAGGATGGAGATATGATTGTTCCGGCGGTAAACAAGGTTGCTGGCAAAGAAATCAGGTCGGTACCGTATATGCACTGGTGGACGTTTTTTGGATATTTCATGGAATCTGGCGAGTGTCTGTTCAACACCGTAGTTGGAATCCGGTCAAAAAAAGCAAAGGGTGAAAAACTCGATAAATGGGAGAAGAAATTCTATCAAGAAAATAAGAACATTATTGATATAAAAACACGTCTCAGCGACGAGGAGCAGGCGTACAAGGATGCGCTGAATGAGATGTTGAACCTCAAATAGTTAGGAGGTGGACACATGGCTACTGATGGCTCAGTCATTATTGATACCAGAATGGACACATCAGGCGTGCAAAACGGCGTATCAGCAATCAGGCAGTCTTTTAACGGACTTGGCAGCGTAGTAAAAAAAATAGGCGTACTGATTGGCGGAGCATTTGCGATTGGAAAACTGACGCAGTTCGGTAAGGAATGCGTAGAACTCGGCTCTAACCTTGCCGAAGTGCAGAACGTGGTCGATGTTACATTCACAACCATGTCGGACAAGGTAAACGAATTTGCAAAGAATGCTATGACCTCTGCCGGACTGTCAGAAACCATGGCAAAACAGTATGTCGGAACGTTCGGAGCAATGTCTAAGTCGTTCGGATTCTCAGAGGCGCAGGCTTATGATATGTCAACGGCTCTGACACAGTTGACTGGTGATGTAGCATCATTTTATAACATCAGTCAGGACTTGGCTTATATCAAGCTGAAATCAGTGTTTACGGGTGAAACGGAAACGCTCAAGGATCTCGGCGTGGTAATGACCCAGTCAGCACTTGACCAGTATGCGCTGGCAAATGGATATGGGAAAACCACATCTGCCATGACCGAACAGGAGAAAGTAGCTCTCCGCTTGGCTTTTGTGCAGAAACAGTTATCAGCTGCATCTGGAGACTTCATCCGTACTTCAGACAGCTGGGCGAACCAGGTAAGAGTAATGCAGTTACAGCTGCAATCTCTCAAGGCGACAGTTGGACAGGGATTAATCAATCTCTTCACTCCTGTTCTGAAAGTTATTAATATCTTGCTCGGTAAGTTAGCAACTCTAGCGAATGCCTTCAAGTCATTTACGGAGTTAATCACCGGAAAGAAATCATCTGGCCAGACAGGCGCGAGTGGCGCAGGTCTTGCCGGGACAGATGCAATGGCTGATACGGCAGACCAATATGGAAATGCTGCCGACAATGCCGAAAAGCTGGCAGATGCAACAAATGATACAGCGGACGCAACCAAGAAAGCTACTAAGGCGGCAAAAGGATATCTTAGTCCTCTCGACGAAATAAATAATTACTCAACGGATAAAAGTGCGGATTCATCGTCAAAAGTACCGGGTACAACCGGCGGACTTGCAGACCAGATGAAAGATGCTGTACAAAATGTTGATTATGGAAAGTTGGCAGAGGGTGAGACAGTTCTTGATAAAATGTCAAAACCGCTAAAAAAGATAATCGACAGATTTAAACAGTTGGCTAAGTTAATCGCAAAAGGATTCTGGGATGGGTTAGGAGACTACGAGCCGATTTTTGATGGAATAAAGAAAGACCTTGATTCTATATGGAAATCCTTAAAGGATATCTTCGCCGGCCCGGAAGTCACTAAAGCAGCAAATAAATTCTTGGACTCATACGCGTATGCAATTGGACAAGTTGCCGGCTCATTTGCCAGAATCGGATTAACGATTGCGCAAAACATTATAGGCGGAATTGAAAAGTTTTTAAAGCAGAACGTGCAAAGAATAAAGAGCTATCTGATAGATATGTTCAACATCGGTGCTGAAATTTCGAAAATAGCAGGGAATCTTGCAGTTGCTTTCGCTGATGTTTTCTCGGTTTTTGGTGGAGAAACTGCGCAACAGATTACAGCAGATTTGATCGGAATCTTTGCTGAAATCGGAATGGTTCTTACAGAAACGGCTGCAAAACTTGGCAGAGATATTCTAAACATGATTGCACAGCCTTTTATCGACAACAAGGATATTTTAAAGTCAGCAATCGAGGGTAGTCTCGGAGTAATAGAAACCGTAACAAGTGGGGTCTTAACAGTTGTCCAAAACCTTAGTGATGCAATATCGAGGCTATACGATGAACACGTAAAGCCGTTCTTTGATTCTATAGCGAATGGATTATCAAGCATATTTGAGACTCTGATAACTGGATACAACACCTATGTTCTTCCAGTTTTGCAAGGACTGGCAGAACAGTTCAAAGGGCTATTAGAGGGACCATTAGGGGATGCGATTTTAAAGATAGAAACATTCCTCGGAAAACTCATTGATTCTCTGAAGCTTCTGTGGGAGTCGGTATTAGTGCCTTTGATTAACTGGATAATCGCGAATTTGCTTCCGGTCGTGGCAGAAATAATTAACGTTGTAGGCACCGTAGCAATAAAAGTCATAAAATCATTAATTAAAATAATTGGTGATGTAGCAGACACTCTGAGCGGAATCATTGATTTCCTTGTAGGCGTTTTCACAGGAGACTGGGAACTGGCTTGGCAGGGAATAAAAGAGATTGCGGATGGAGCATGGAGTTTTATCAAAGATGTTGTGTCGGGTGCGTGGGAGATAATTAAAACCGTAACAAAAGGCGCGTTAAGTATAATAAAGAGCATCATCAGCACTGCTTGGAATGCGATTAAAGCATTGACTTCAACAATCTGGAACGCAATCAAAAAGACACTTTCTGGCCTTTGGAACTCTCTTAAATCCACAGCCAGCACAGTATTTAATGCAATTAAAACTAAAGTTGTAGGCGTATGGGACAGCGTAAAGAACAAGACATCCCAAACATGGGAAAACGTAGCTACGTTTGTGTCTAATAAAGTAGAAGCGATAAAAAATGCTATTACTGATAAGTTTAATGCTGCCAGAGATGCAGTCAAATCTGCATTTGAAGGTATTGTGAATTTTATTAAAGCCCCGATTAATCAGGCAATCAGCATTGTTAATAATGCAGTTGGAATGATTAATAATGCAATTGGTGGAATTGAATCTGCATTTTCCTTTGGACCCTGGACCGTTCCAACACCGTTTGGTTCAAAGACTATTGGATTTCATGCAACATTTCCACGTATCGGAACTATCCCATATCTGGCCAGTGGCGCAGTTATTCCACCACGAAGCGAATTCCTTGCGGTATTAGGTGACCAGAAGAAAGGAAATAACCTGGAAGCACCGGAAAGCCTATTACGGCAGATCGTCCGGGAAGAGTCAGGAAAAGGGCAGGGAGATGGAAATACCTATAATGTTACAGTCAATGCATCTGGCAGAAAATTGTTAGATATTATTATCAGTGAAGCTGAAATGAGAAGAAACCGAAATGGGAAAAACCCATTTGAGTTAGCATAAAGGAGAAGATATGGCACAGGAACAATTCAAAATAGACAATGTTGTTATAAGAGCACCGGATAGTTACAAACCGGTGTTCGCAACCACATCTACGGAAGATTCTAAGAGAAGTCAGGATTTAGTTATGCATAATTCTCCAATGGGAACCATAGGCGGGTATGACATGCAATGGGGCGAGCTTACGTGGGCTGAAATAGCAGCCATACTAAATACTGTGCTTAACAAAAGCAAATTCACATTCCACCATAAAGACCCTACTGTTCCGGGAAGATGGATAGACAGAACATTCTACGCATCAAATTTTAATATGGCTGCGCAAACTCTGAAAGATGGGGAAGAAAAGTGGACGGATTTGTCTATTAATGTAAGGAGGATTGAGCCGTTTTGATAAATGCATCTACTCAGTTAAAAGAGGAATCTCTTACAAACAGAAATTATTACGTAACAGCAAACGTTACATTATCAGACGGCACTACGCTCAAATTAGAAAAGAAGGACTTTTTTTTATCCGGAAACAGTCTTGTAGATTCAGCAGATTCTGGGGACTTCCCAGTGGGCGTGGCAATCGAAAAAACAGCAAGTCTGTCATTAGTGAATGACGATGGCCGCTTTGACAATTACAACTTTAACGGTGCAAGATTTGTCATTTTTCTTAATCTTCAGTTATCCAACAAATTAGAAGCTATAAAAAGAGGTACTTATGTTGTATCAAAAAAACCTGCGACAGCGAGCGAAATAAGTCTTTCTCTTTTAGATAAAATGCATAATACTGATAAGACGTATGATTCTAATTTGTCTTTTCCTTGCACTGTTAGAGAACTGCTTTCAGAATGTTGCCAACAGTGTAATATTACGCTTGGCGATGCGACATTCCCGAATTCGAACTTTCAGATTTTACAGTCGCCATCTAACACAACATATCGTGCGGTAATTGGAATGTGTGCCGGGATAGCTGGTGGAAACGCAAGAATTGACGAGAATGATCTGCTCAGAATTGTTACATTTGATAAGGCATTTACCAGCGCAATTATTTATGATGGTGAAACAGCAAAGGATTGGACAAATGGTGATGATTTGGACGGCGGTACGCTTAATCCATGGACAACAGGGACCGTGATTGATGGTGGTACATTAAGTAAAAGTGATTATCATACATTGTTTTCGATACAAAATTTGCAATATGATGTAGATGACATAGTTGTAACAGGTGTCAAATACATAGAAGACGAGTCAGAATATATGTCGGGTCGAGAAGGCTACGTAATCACGGTAGATAACCAGTTGCTGTCAGGCAATGCACAGGCGGGAGTCGAAGCTATCGGCAACCAATTAATTAGCTTGAGAATGAGGCCTTTTTCATGCGAGGGAATCGCTAACGGATACGCCACTTTCGGCGATCCAGTTGAATTTATTGATACAAAGAATCGTGTCTTTAGATCATTTGTGACAGACATAGAGTTTGTGTTCGGTGGTTCAACAACATGGAGTTGCAATGCAAAGAGTGCTGAAGAAGATGCAAGTGAGTTTATTGGCGAACAGCAGACAGTGGTAGAACAAGCAAAGAAAGATATAGAAAAGAAACTATCTGCCTATGACATAAAGCTCAAACAAATGAATGAGCTTGCAGCAAACACGCTGGGTTTCTTCTATACAGAGGAAATGCAAGAAGATGGTTCTGTAATTACGTACCGGCATGATAAACCTGCACTTGCTGATTCTAAAATAATTTATAAGACAGGTGTCGATGGATTCTTTTTGTCAGTAGACGGAGGTCAGACATGGAAAGCCGGCTTTGACAGTAATGGGGATGCTGTTCTGAATATTCTTTACGCCATCGGCATTCAATCAGAATGGATTAATACAAGAGGCTTCACAGCGAAAGACAATAAAGGGAATACGACATTAAGAATAGATGCCGACACAGGTGCTGTCACATTAGAGGTTGAAAGCTTTACGCTAAAAAGTAGAACTATTGAACAGATCGCCAAGGACGTTGTGGATGGGGCGGTTCAAAATAATGTGACTATCCCGAACTATTATGGCACGTATGTACCAACATTGCAGAACTATCCGGCATCTGAGTGGAAAAGTGAAGAATATGAAAAGCATGACGGCTCGATTTTCATGAACTTCTCTACAAGTCAGGTATACATGTTTTCTGGGACTGATGGCACTTGGCAGGAACTGGACACTGGAAAAATTGTCAATTTTGAAAGAGTTTTTAATGCTTTAACGGATAACGGCAAGCAAGAGGGAATTTATATACAGAACGGACATCTGTATATAAATGCTTCCTATATTAAGTCTGGACAGATTTCAGCTGATTTGATTAATCTGAAGAACATCAACGTTACAAACAGTTCTGGAGTATCAACATTTGCGATTGATAACTATGGAAATGTTACGCTCAGGCCTAATACATTCGCATTAACAAACGGCGATACAATATATAGCGTTGCGGAAGATAAAGCTTCGACAGCGTTATCGAATGCGAATCGTTATACAGACAATGCGCTTAGTGATCTCGATATAGGAAAGATGACTAAACAAGAGATTATTGATGTACTAAGCGACAACAGTAGTAATAAAGGTCTGTATCTATCAAATGGCAATGTGTTCATAAATGCCGATTATATTAACACGGGCGAATTAGCGGGATGGCAAGTTGGACTTAAAAAGCTTTCAGCAAGTGGCACGTATGGAGAAGTAACGCTAGACGCTTCAACTGGAGAGATCTATTCAGAGACGAATACAGGAGTATATGTGCCGGGGTACGGGACGTTGTATGGAACGCGAATTAGAGGAATCAATCTTTATACAGGAACCGTACACGCAAGCTCAGTCTCGGTTGGTACCAGTGTTTCGGCGGACAGTATTTCGGCATCAAAAAAAGTTAAAGCAGGAACGCACGTAGAAGCCAGTGGTCATTTCTACAGTGTAGGTACGGGGACAGACCTTGCGGATTTAAGTGTCCGAGGAACAAAGAAGAGGATTTTTCCAACAAAAAACTATGGTACACAGGCATTTTATTGCTACGAAATGGCATCCCCCATGTTTGGAGACATCGGAGAAGCATCCATATCAGAAGACGGCACGTGTCTGATAGACATAGATGACATATTCCAGGAATCTACCAATGTAAGGATTGAATATTATGTATTCTTGCAAAAGGAGGGGGATGGAGATTGTTGGGTAGATAAAAAAGAGCAGACATATTTCGCTGTAAAAGGTACTCCGGGGCTTAAATTTGCATTCGAAATCAAAGCGCGGCAGGCTGACTATGAACACATGCGTTTTGCTGATGTAAGTGAAACAGCTTACGACAGGGCAATAGACACAGACATGCCAGAGCCAGACTACAGTGAAAGCCTTGAAGTATCAGAGCCAGATTATGAAAAAAGAACTTCTTAATAACAGGGAAAAAATTATTGACGAAATGGAGGAAATATCATGAAAAAAATTCTTACAAGTTTTATGAACCTTAGTACCGGAGAAGGAAGCCGCATTGCTTACACCTATTCAGAAGTAGACGAAAATACAGGAAGTATTATCAGCCAGAATAATAAGGGCAATTTCCTTGTAATGGATGACAATGTACAGAAAAATCTTGATTCTGTAAAGAATTACATAAGGAGCAGTTTCCTTTCATAAGGAGGTAAATCTAATATGGCTGACACATATACAATACAGTTCCGGCGCGGTATGTACGCCGATTTTGATACGTCAAAGGTTCGCCCCGGGGAACCTGTCGCAATCCTTGGTAATGACCCGTCCATTCCATCTGGCAAAGCCCTGTACATTGCATTTGCAGCCAATGATGTAAGACGCTTGTGTTCAATCGAAGACATTTCAGAAATGGTCAACGCTGGAGAATTTACTGGACCGCAAGGTCCTAAAGGTGAAGTGGGTGCAACGCCTATATTTACAATTGGCCAAGTCGACACGCTTGAAGCAGGACAACGCGCTACTGCATCAATTGTAGGAACAGCAGAAAATCCTGTGCTGAATCTTGGCATTCCAAGGGGTGCCTCTGGTAGTGGTTCAGTGAGCGAAGAAGTGATAAATCCGTACAAAGGGAAGACAATTGTGGCGTTTGGTGACAGCATTATGGCTGGCTGGGGATGGAAAGAAGGCACCGGCGTCGTGCAGCCGTTAAAAGAAAAATATCCAGATGCCACTTGGATTAATGAAGCCGAATCTGGTGCGAACTTTGCCATTACATCCAACCCAGAACGCACACCGATCGTAACGCAGATTAGGAGTTACACTGGTGCAGCTGATGCGATCATTTTTGACGGTGGAGTTAATGACATCAATAATAGTATTCCAATCGGATCAATCGAATCTGGATATGATGCTTCGTATAATACGGCTACGTTTTGTGGCGCATTTGAGAGTGCACTACAATACATTATGGATACGTACCCTTTGGCTGTTAAGCTGTACATTATTCCGCACAGTTTCGCGAAAGACAACTCCTATATCAATAGTATTATGTCGAAAGCAATTGAGATTTGTGAAAAATGGAATATGCCATATCTTGATATGCGTAAGTATGCCCAGATTGCAATGACATCTAAAAACAAAGGCAAATATACGCGAAACGCGAATAGCGGGGTTGGTGATGGTGTGCATCCTACGGAACCATGGTATCGTACATTCTACAGTCCTGTTATTGATCAACAACTTCAGTTTCTTGGCGCAGGACGTGTCGCTGCATCCGTAACTCCGACTGTTGTTCCTGTGACTGGCGTATCTCTCGATAAGAGTACATTAAATATACAAAAGGGAGAAAGCGTAACATTAGTAGTTACCGTAAGACCTTCTGACGCAACGAATCAATCAGTTAATTGGAGCACAAATAATTCAAATGTGACCGTCAGCAATGGAATGGTGACTGGAAAAACTGCCGGCACATCTGTAGTTACAGTCACAACAGATGATGGCGGATATACGGCACAGTGCACTATTAATGTTACTGAGAATACAATTGAACCTGGTGAGAGTCACACGGAATTAGAGTCACTCAGCGTTGACGGAAACTGTTATTTTAACACAGAAATCTTGCCTGATCAGAACACGAATACAGAGACAAAGCTATATATCAAATCAGGGACGATGTATATCTGTGGTGCAAGAGATAATAACTACAAGTACGGCTATACAGTGACGGATAACTTCTATGCTGTTAGAGGTGGGGTATCCAGCGCGGCAAAAAATGCTCCATACTGGGAAGATGTCTGGGTTATCAAGCAGAACAGAGCAACTGCAACATTTGGAAACAATACGGTCAATTTAGATGAAGTAGGGAACTTTGTTTTGACAAGTCCATTTTACATTGGTTGTATGAGTAAAAATGGTGAAGCTGCTGGTGCTGGGTTGAAAGGAAAAATATATTACTCAAAGATTTATTCTGGAGGTAATCTTGTAGCAGATATGATCCCTGTCAAAAAGTCGGACGGAACGCTTTGTTTGTATGACAGAATTAGAAATAAATATATCTATAAGTCTGGCACAGGAATGATAACAGAGTAATTGATAACGCGGTATCTGAATCACTAGGTCAGATTATAATGAAACAGTAAAGACAATCTACACGATAATGCAGGAGGTACAATGATGGTAGAATATAAAGGCATAGACGTTTCGGCATGGCAGGGAGCAATCGACTGGGATACCGTAGCAAACTATGGTATGGGCTTTGCGATACTCCGGATCACAGAAGCCGGAAACGTGATTGATAGCTGCTTTGAGAAAAATTACTCCGGATGTCAGAAACATAACATTCCAACCGGAGCATATAAATACAGTTATGCCATGACAGTTGCGGAGATACAGAGCGAAGCCAGAAAAGTAGTGGAAGTTCTGAACGGGCGAAAACTGCAGTATCCGGTCTGGCTGGATCTGGAATGGAATAATCAGAGAAGCCTTGGAGCTGAACAGATCCATAAATTGGCAGAAGCATTCGAAAAGATTATCACGGCAGCGGGATATGAATTTGGTATTTATTGCAATGTGGATTGGTACCTGAATGTAATCTGCAGCCATCTGAAAAAATATGATTTCTGGATCGCACGTTATCCGGCATCAGATAACGGTACCTTACAGGAACGACTCCGGCCGGACTTTGGTGTGGGCTGGCAGTATTCCAGTAAAGCAACCATTCCGGGAATCTCAGGGAAAGTAGACAGAAATGTCTTTTACAAAGACTATACTGCAACAAAAAATGAGAATAAGGGGGAAACGACAATGGACAAAGCTATTGAAAAAGTTATCCTGATTGCAAGAAATGAAGAGGGCTATTTAGAGAAAAAATCAAACAGCCAGCTTGACAGTAAAACAGCAAATGCAGGATCCGCGAATTATACAAAATATTGGCGAGACATTAAGCCGGATTATCAAGGACAGCCCTGGTGCGCAGCGTTTATCTCTTGGTGTTTTATGAAAGCTTTTGGTCTGGGTAATGCAAAGAAACTCTTAAAACATTGGCCTTATGTATACTGTCCGACACTGGGAAAACTGTTTGCCCGGAACGCAAACCCGAAAATTGGTGATGTTGTTATCTTTTATCATAACGGGACGTTCACTCATACTGGACTGGTTACTGCAGTAATCGGGGATAGATTTTACACAATAGAGGGTAATACTTCCGGCGCATCCGGTATTATCGCAAATGGTGGTGGCGTATGCGCTAAAAGTTACCTTAACAGTCAGATGCCCGGAACTAAGTTCTGCACACCAGACTATAGCATTGTGTCTAATGCAGTGAATAAACCATCTGACATTAATAAAATACCATCCAATACGATACAAACAGGAGAGAAATATATGTTTAATCCAGAAACAGTAAAAGCAGGAGATAAAAACACATCTGTGCTCCTCTTACAGGAAATTTTAAGAGCCAGAGGCTTTAAGGGCAAAAACGGCAAAGCCTTGAAACTTACATGGACAGCAGACACAAACACAATTTACGCTCTGAAAGCTTATCAAGAATCCAGGAAAGAAGTTCTGGAAGTGGACGGAATCTGTGGACCCGCCACATGGAAAGATTTGATTGCCATATAAAAACATCCCGGGGTTAATTCCCCGGGAATTTTATTTATAAACATATTTAGTATCACTTCGGAAGTTTTAGACTGTTATCGTTAGTCACACGTTAGTCACAAATAAAAATATTGTTTCCTAATATAATAGTGTCAAAAACACTGTATTTACAGGCATTTGCGCAATTTTCTAAATTCTATTTGTTGGTCACAATTAATAAAATTAGAATAATGAAAATGAAATGTGGGAAATCCTTGTTAAATCGCTGAAAACGTTGATTTTAATAGGGTTTCCGGCATTTCGATAATGATATTTCGGTTGTTTTAGAAAGATTAAAAACGATTCCGTTAGTCACAATTAGTCACAAATGGAACTTTTATCTTTTCTATTTCTGCTCGGAGTTCCTCCAGCGTTCTGTGGCCGTACACAGCATTTGTAACATCTCCGCCAAAGGAGTGACCGAGCATTCGTTTTCGGTCATTCTCCCGGACGCCGTATTTTTCGCACAGTGCAGAGAAAGTGTGCCGGCAGTCGTGCGGCGTGTGTTTCGGATCGCCGACTATTCCCAAACGCTCCAGTGTAGGATAGAACAATGCTTTTCTGTGATGCTGCTGAGTATATACGCATAGTTTCCCATCTTGTGCCAGTACTTTCTGTTCGACAAAATGATACACAGCAGAATGTATCGGGACAATTCTGTTTTTACCGGCTTTTGTTTTAATTCCACCTTGGAAGTATCTTTCTTCTAAGTTGGTCGTAAGTTTTAACACTTCGCCAATTCGCCATCCAGAGTAACACATAATAAGAATGAGCTGCACTTCTGGATCGTCAGCATTATTCCACAGCACTTGCATCTCCTGATCAGAAAATGGCGTTCCATGTTCGGTGTCATTATCAGCATTGACATGGACATATAACGCCTTGTTTTCCGTTACGATTTCTGAGTAGACTGCATATTTGTACATCTGCTTGAACAGAGTTAAAATAGCCATCTGGCTTTGCTTTTTCAGCTTGCAATCATCAATAACCTTTTGCATATCAGGAGCCTTTAAATCTTCGAATATGCGATTGTGCAGAACGGTGCAGTTCGTGTAAGCCGTCCGATATGCTTCCTTTGAACTGTATGACAGTTTTGTCCCCTCTGGGAACTTCCACGCATAAAACTGTTTATATACCTCTGAGAACGTCAATTTCTTGATTTCCGGGTGTTTATCCTCTACACCCTTGATTGTATTGTAGTCGGCAATTAAGCGGTTCACAAGGGCGTCTATGTCCATTGTAGGAGACGCCTCGAGTGTTCGTTCCATGCCGGGTTGATACGTGCCGGCTTTGTAAGCTGTCAGGACAGTGAAGCCTTTTATCCAGTCGTCTACGTAGCAGATCGCAGGTGGACGTTTTAGTTTTCCGTTATCACCCAGTGTAGCTGGTGGATGCACTGCGAAGCAGTTTCTCCGGTTCTTGCCAAGATACCGAATAGAGCCGAAGTTATTCGGCAGTTTTGGATATTTCTTTCTTTTCTTCGCCATTTTTATTCCTCTTTTCTTTTAGGTGGTTGTTTTGAGTATAAAAATAACAGCCGAACAAATTTTCTGTCTTGCTCGACTGCTCCGAAGATGATACAATATGTTTTGCCAGAATATTACATTTCTTCGGAGATGTATAAACGCCGTCCCGGTACGCCAATGCCGGGGCGGTTTTTATTTAATTATGTGATTTCCAATTTGATCTCATTATAATTCCAACAATCCAATATATTCCGCCAGAACAAGCACCCAATATTAAAATCCAGAACCAGCTTAGATACCATGGCATTTTCCGTTTTATATACGGTGTACCCGAACTTGCTGCTGAGGACGCAGAGGAAGATGCAGAATTGTTAATGATAATATCTCTGTTATTGGAAGCTAATTGTTCTACTTGCTTTCCACACTTAGGACACACTACACAGTCGTCGTCAATAAGTTCTCCGCAGTGCTTACAATATTTTTTCTTTTCATTCATGATAAACACCCTCCTGATATGTTTTCGCCACACTTCGCACTTTTTATGCGGATTATGTATTTTGTACCGCTGATTTTGCAATATTATGTAAAGTACGGTTATTCGTGGTATTTTTATTTTATCATTTTAAGAGCATATTGTAAAGATTTAGAACGAAATAGAGTGATTTAGATGAAAAAGAAATGTTTTAAGTGCTTTGTACTTCTCTTGCTAATCTATAAGGTATTTAGTCTTGTACATACCCCGCAAAAGATAATTTCCAATAATAATCAGAAAGATATGCAGATAGTTCATTTGTACACGGTATATCAGGACAATTCTGCCCAGAAGTGTCAACATACAAACAACGGCGGTGGAAAAGTTTGCGATCTCACATTTTTCCTCTGCAAAAACATAATTTTCTTTGAGATTGTAAAGTTTATGTATGAAATAACGAAAGTTCATGTATATCATTGGCAGTTGCCAAGAATCGGAATAGGTGGTATAATAGCAAAAACGAACTAATGTTCGGTTCTATTTCCCACAGCCGGACATATACTGTAGTGTAAGTGGTAGTTGTGACAGGGAGGGTTATTATGGATTATAAGAAAGAGATTATTGAGATGATAGAAAAAGCAGACCATGACCAATTATATACAATATTTAGATTTATAATATCATTTCTAGGTAAGCGATGAATAATCCACCGGTTTTTCAGTATCCAAAATTTATGAGATAATCC